GTTTCCCAGTCACGATCTGCGGGCAGATCGAAGGCAACGACGCAACAGTAACGGCATCGTCGAGTTTCACGCTGTTCAATTTCACAGATGGTGGGGCAATTCGTAATCTCAACATCGTCGGGTCTGTTGCGGCTGGAACCTATGACGCATCGTCTATTGCAATCGAAGCTGAGGGGACGAACAACCACCCTGCTGCGCCAACCTACATCACTGGCCCCAAGATCGAAAACTGCACCATCACCAACTTTGGCTTTATGGCAGTTCGTCTTGCCTACGTCAAAAAGGCAGAGGTTCGTGGCAACCGCATCGCAGACATTGGATACACTGGTGTTGGCGGTGTGTCCTGCGAAGATGTGATCGTTGATGGAAACACGATTGAGGAGGTCACTCCAGGATCGTCTGGCGGTGATGCTTATGGCGTGTTCATTGACCGCCAGAATGGTTTGTCTGAAACTTCTGACCCTCGGTCGTATCGTTGCATCATCACCAACAACATCATCAAGAATGTGGTTGTTTCTGGCGGTGGAACAAACGGACAAGGCATCGACACTCACGCAGGCGTGGATTTCTTGATCGACAGTAATGTCATCAATGGGTGCCAGCGAGGCGTCTTTGTTACATCATCTGCGATTGGCGCTTTGGGTGAACAGCTTGGCGCAAAGCGTTGCGTTGTATCAAACAACACCATTGTTGGGACTGGCGCTTATGGAATTCTTCTTGATGGTGCAAACTCAGGTGCCTATGTCGTTGACTGGACAGAAGATTGCGTCATCACTGGGAATATTGTTGTTGGGTTTGGGAAGGCGAACGATGGGCTGACTGGCGGCATCCATCTGCAATTTACAAAGAACACCATTGTCAGCAACAACATGGTCAAAAACAGTAATTGCAATCTCATTAACTTGGACACCAGAAATATTGGCTTCACTGTTTCTGGAAATATCTTAACTGATCCTTGGGATGACACTTATCCATCTCCAAACTGCATCCGCATTGGTGGTAATGACAGCCGTGGCATCATCATCGGAAACACGTTTCGGTTTGAAGACGCTACGCTTGGGACGTATGTTGCTACCATGTCTGTGCGGATCGAGTCCGCTCTTACTGGGCTTAATATTGAACTTGGTAAATGTTCTTTTGAAGGCATTGACGCAACGCATCTTGGCTTAAGTCTTGGCACAACGACTGGTGTGTATCATTACGGCTTCTACGAGGCGTCTGGAACTGGGACTATCTCTATGACCAGCGGCGGAAGCACAGCTTTGGTAGCTGTTACTCTCCCAAAGCGGTTTCCCTACACGCCAGTAGTAACCTTGACGCCTCAGTTTCCAATTAGTGGGGGCGGTAAAGCGGCTATGCTTAGCGTTGGAAACTCTGGGGCAGGCACTATTAGCGCCACTGGATTTACTGCGTATGCGAACCCAAGTGACCTTGCTACATGGTCATCAACTGGAACTGTCAACTTTACTTGGCATGCAAGATAGGAGGCCGACATGGCTTTGAGGCCCAACCTGCGTTCTCTGTGTCTTTGTATCAATGTCCTCTTGATCTTAATGGCGAGAACCCGATCAAGCAGGCATACGAACACCTCAAGACCCTTCCCGAGTTCGCAGGTGCTGCGGAAGTTTAACAATGCGGTTCGTCCGTGGACAGCCCTAACATAACAACACAGAGGTAAACCATGACCCCTACGGAAATCAGAGAGAAGGCTGAGAGTGACCTTACGTTCTTCATTCAGCTGATTGCACCCACACAGGTGCTCGGCAACTGCCACAAGGATGTGATCCAGTGGTGGTACAGACCAGAGCGTAAACACCATCAGCTTCTCCTGTTTCCTCGGGACCACGGTAAGTCCCGTTTGGTTGCTTATCGTGTGGCTTGGGAGTTGACTAAGGACCCGACCTTACGTGTCCTGTACATCTCAGCCACAAGCAACCTCGCAGAGAAGCAGCTGACATTCATTAAGGGCCTTATGACTTCGGACATCTACCGTCGCTACTGGCCCGACCACATCCTTCCTGAAGAGGGCAAGCGCTCCAAGTGGACAAACTCTGAGATCGCACTGGACCACCCACTCAGGAAGGCTGAGAATATTCGTGACCCCTCCGTGTTTACGGCAGGCCTGACCACAAGTATCACTGGTATGCACTGTGACATTGCAGTGCTCGATGACGTTGTGGTATCAGAGAATGCTTACACGGAGGAGGGTCGACGTAAGGTTCGCGCTCAGTACTCCCTACTGTCCTCTATTGAGGGCGCAGGGGCACAAGAATGGGTTGTCGGAACGAGATACCACCCCAAGGACCTTTATGACGACATGATGAATATGATCGAGGACCTGTATAATGACGAAGGCGAGAAGTGCGGTGAGGACCACATCTACGAAACCTTCGAGAAATCAGTAGAGGACTTTGGTGATGGCACAGGTGAGTTCTTGTGGCCACGTCAACAGCGTCGTGATGGCAAGTGGTTCGGTTTCGACAGGAAAATCCTAGCACAGAAGCGCGGTAAATACTTGGACAAAATCCAGTTCCGTGCTCAGTATTACAATAATCCCCAAGACCCAGACAACGAGAAGATCAGCTCTAGTTCCTTTCAGTATTTCGAGAGGGGTAAGCTAAAGCAAGAGGCAGGGTATTGGTACTACAACGGTAACAGGCTTAACCTTGTGGCGTCTATTGACTTCGCATACTCAACACGCAAGACGGCTGACTATACAGCTATTGTGGTTGTGGGGGTAGACGCTGACAACAACGCCTACGTGCTAGACATTGACCGCTTCAAGACGGACAAGATTGGCGTGTACTTTGAGCACATCCTGAACCTGTACAATAAGTGGAGCTTTAAGAAGTTAGCCGCAGAGGTCACAGCTGCTCAAATGGCAATCGTGAAGTCACTCAAGCAGGACTACATATCTGTACACGGCTTAGGGCTGAAGGTTGAGGAAGTGAGGCCTACACGTAACCAAGGCTCAAAGGAAGAGCGCATTGATGCAATCCTGAGCCCACGTTATGATAACGGCCAAATATTCCATTATCGTGGTGGTAACACTCAAATACTTGAGGAAGAGCTTACGCTCCAGAACCCACCTCACGATGACGTGATGGACGCCCTAGCAACAGCTATTGATAAGTGCATTAAGCCTTCGCGTAACCTGCACCGCAGGAACAGCCAAAACAGTAACGTAGTGTGGCATAGTCGCTTCGGCGGTAGAGCCCACTGAGGAGTAGACATGAAGTTATGTAAGTCGTGTGGTGAAGAGAAGCCACTTGAACTGTTCTACAAAAGGTCTGGAACCAAAGACGGACGTTACGGTGTTTGCAAGTCTTGCGCCAAGGCTTATCAGGCAGAGAAGCGCAAGGCAGACCCAGACCATTACAAGGCCCAGTGTGCGGAGTGGTACAGGAAAAACGCAGAGTACGCCAAGGACAAGGCACGCGAGTGGCACAACAGTAACAGGGAGCGTAGGGCAGCATATGTCCGCGCTAACTCTGAGGCGGCAGCTGCACGGACAGCCAACCGAAGGGCTCTCTACAAACATGGTTGTGGGGCTATGTCAGAGGAGGAGTACAAGCAGGTACAGGACCTCTACTGGCTAGCCAAGGACCTCAAGGCCGTGTCAGGTGAGGACTACCACGTTGACCACATCATTCCGCTATCTAAGGGCGGGGAGCACAGACTACACAACCTACAAATCCTCCACGCTGAGGACAACCTCAGGAAAGGGGCAAAACTACTATGACACGCACTCTAGATGTCTCACAACTAATCAGCCCTCACCAGAAGGCTACCCACATCTCAAATAAGTTCTCTGAGTGGAACAGCTACCGTTCTGGGTGGCTCGAAGAGAAGAAAGAGCTTCGTAATTACGTTTACGCCACTGACACATCAACGACATCAAACAATAAGTTACCTTGGTCCAACTCAACAACCACCCCAAAGTTGACCCAGATCATGGACAACTTACATGCCAACTATACAGCTTCACTCTTCCCCAACAATGACTGGATGGAGTGGCAGGCGGATGATAACGAGAGCGCCTCTAAGAAAAAGCGTGACTTCATTCAGTCCTACATGGAGAACAAGCTCCGCCAGTCAGACTTCCGCAATGTTGTGGACCGTCTTGTGGATGACTTTATCCTAGCGGGTAACTGTTTTGCCACAGTTGAGTGGGACCGTAACTATACGGAGCTTGAGAGCGGTGAGACAGTCGAGGGCTACATTGGCCCCAAGCTGGTACGCATCAGCCCCTACGACATCGTATTCGACCCTACAGCAGCTGACTTCGCAAGCACACCTAAGATCGTACGCTCGGTCAAGACGCTTGGTGAAGTACAGGCTATGTTCGAAAAGCAAGGCAAGATGGAAATCTTTGCTGAGATGATGCGTGTCCGTGATGAGGTGGGTTCAGCAGTAAACGTAAGCAAGTCCGAGGGCTTTGTGGCAGACGGCTTCGGCTCGCTACAGAACTACTACGGTTCATCTTACGTTGAGTTCCTTACGTTCTACGGAGACATGTACGATCGTCATGAGCGTAAGCTACACCGTAACCGTATCATCACAGTGGTTGACCGTGCGTACCTTGTGGAAGACATTGCGAACCCATCGTGGTTGGGCACAGCCCCAGTGTTCCACGCAGGGTGGCGCTCACGTCCAGACAACCTGTACGCCATGGGTCCACTAGATAACCTCGTAGGTATGCAGTACCGCATTGACCACCTAGAGAACTTGAAGGCAGATGTGTTCGATCAGATCGCACTACCGATGCTCAAGGTTCGTGGTGATGTGGAAGACTTCGAGTACATGCCAGCAGGTCGAGTGTACATCGGTGAGGAGGGTGACGTTACGCCACTCGTACCAGATGCTACAGCACTTAATGCAGACTTCCAAATCCAGACACTGGAGAACAAGATGGAAGAGCTGGCGGGTGCACCACGTCAGGCCATGGGTCTACGCACAGCAGGCGAGAAGACAGCCTTCGAGGTACAGACGCTAGACACTGCAGCCAACCGTATCTTTAACCACAAGACTGCCAAGTTCGAGATGGAGTTCCTAGAGCCAGCCCTTAATGCTATGCTCGAAGCAGCCCGTCGTAACATGAACTTTATGGACACGATTGCTGTGGTTGACGACGATACAGGCGTTAAGCTGTTCCAGCAGATCACTAAAGAGGACATTGCAGCCAAAGGCAAGCTGGTACCTATGGGTGCCCGTCACTTCGCTGAGAAGGCCAAGCGGATGCAAACACTTCAGCAGATCATGCAGATCAAAGCTGGTGACCCAACCGTGGGTGCCCACATGAGTGGTAAGCTCATTGCTAAAATCTTCAGTGAGGAACTAGATGAGCAGGCACTGTTCGGCGAGAACATCGCAGTGTTTGAGCAGATGGAAACTCAGAAGGCAGCAATGGACGCTGAGGCTGACATGCAGGAAGACCTAGAGATCAAAGCGGAGCAAGGACTGTAATGCACAGCGCATGGTTCAGAGGCACAAAAGATAAGGAAGCGCGTCGGAAGGAGATTATGGGATACCGTAATGGCTTCGACGCCCTTCGAGAAATTCTCGATCGTGACTTCAAGAAAAAGGAGAACGTGAGAGAGTATGGTGATCCACAGTGGGTCCACAAACAAATGGCAGTCAACGAGTACAACCAAGCGCTTGATGTATCCCCTGAGGATCGTGACTGGGAAAC